GATTTAGACATCACATTAGCTTAATACCATGGCCTCAGTAGGCTATGGCTCATATAACTACGGAATTGCCGCTTATGGCACTCCGCAGTATCAGGAAGCATCCGCAACAATAGCACAGACATCAGGTGCGTCTGCGATAGGCAGACAGCTTGATCGTGGTGTTGCAACCATTGCACAGACATCTGGTATGTCTGCGGTTGGTACTCAAGTAGATCGTGGCTCTGCAACCCTAGCACAAACCAGTAGCATGACTAGTGTGGGCCATAGAGTCCATCTTGGTTCAAGCACCATAGCACAAACCTCTGGCATGAGTGCTGTAGGCAAACAAATCGATAGAGGTTCGGCAACCATTGCACAAACCTCATCTATGAATGGTGCAGGTCGATACACCATAGCAGCACACGCAACTGGTGCAGAGACATCAGACTTTACAGCTATTGGTAGACAGATCGATAGGGGCAAGGTTGATGGCAGCTTGTTCCCTCAAGAAACAAGTGGATTTTCAGCAAGTGGTGGTCTAAAATGGGAAGTGATACAGAATCCTGACACGACCTGGACTCAATTAACAAAAGAACAAGCGGCATAACAATATGGCAGATACATTTACAACGAATTTAAACTTAACAAAACCCGAAGTCGGTGCATCTACTGATACCTGGGGAGGAAAATTAAACACCGACCTTGACACTTTAGATGGTCTTTTTGCAGATGCAGGAAACGGAACAAGTGTGGGCCTAAATGTTGGCTCTGGTAAAACTTTAACAGTTGGTGGTACTTTAACCTCAACTGGATCAGCTAGTTTTACAACCATTGATGTTAATGGTGGTGCAATTGATGGTACACCAATTGGTGGATCTTCAGCATCAACTGGAGTCTTTACAGTCGCAACTGCATCAACTTCAGCAAAAATTACACAAGTTGCAATTACCTCAAGCTCTAATGCAGTAGCTTGGGATGCACAAGCAGCAGCCAACGCTTATTATGCAACTACAGAAAATACAACTTTTTCAGCACCAAGTAATGCTGTGGAGGGTGCAATTATTTCTGTAGAAATAGCACAAGGTGGCACAGCTTACACAGTGGCTTGGAACACAGTCTTTGAATTTGCAGCTTCAACTGCACCCACCATTACAGCTACAGCTAACAAAACAGATATACTGTCCTTCAGATATAATGGTAGCGTGTGGCAGGAAATTGGTAGAGTTCAAAACCTAGCACAAACCTAATGTTGGAAATAATATTATTCTTTTGGATTTTTCTAGGATTGATATTACCTAATCCTGAGGACAGTTAATGGAAACGCTACAGCGTACAGCAAATAGAGGAAGCATATCGACTGGGTATGATATTGATAACTCTTTGAAGTTTGAGTCTGATAATAGTGAAAGGATGTCATTTACACCTTCTTCGGCTGTAGCATCAGAAAGAAGAAAACACACGATTAGTTTTTGGATAAAAAGAACTGAATTAGGAAGCACACAATACATTTATGAATGGGGCGGTTCTGAAGGAGATTATCTTAGAAACTTTTTAAGATTTCAATCAGACGATACCTTAAGATATGCTACTTCTTATAATGTAATTATAAATACAACTAGAGTTTTTAGAGACACTTCAGCTTGGTATCATATTGTAATACAAACAGATACAGTACAAAGTTCAGATAGTGATACAAAGTTTTGGATGTATGTGAATGGAGAACTTGAAGGGTCTTCTACAGCATTTAATGTAAATGACACAATGGCTTTTGCAAATAACTCTCAGCACGATATAGGTTTTACAAGTGTTGATAATGGTGCATATGGTAATTACTATTTAGCAGAGTTTAACGCTGTAGGTGGTTTAAAATTAGCACCTACAGAGTTTGGTGAATACGATGAAGATAGTGGTATTTGGAAACCTAAAGCCTACACAGGCTCTTATGGTACTAACGGATTTTATTTAGACTTTAGCGATGCAGCTAACTTAGGTGATGATGCTAGTGGTAATGGCAATGACTTTACCCTAAACAACATCACATCAGCAGACCAAGCACTAGACAGCCCAACCAATAACTTTGCAATAATTAGTAATGCAATGAGAGATAATAACGAGCTTTCGTATTCTACAGTAAGCGATGGTGGGTCACGTTTTAGGACTACGGTTACTGAAAAATGGGTAACATCAGTGAGTAGCATAGGTGTTACTAAAGGTAAGTGGTACGCAGAATTTAATGTTATAGGTGCTAGACCTAATAACTGGTGGGGAATAGCTTCAATGGAGCAGTTAAACAATAACAGTGGTTATAGTTCTGCGGGTTCTCATTTAGGTGAAAATGGTAAAAATTGGAGCATAGGCTATTATCAAGCTAATGGTAGACTTGATGAGCAACAAAACTCAGGTTACACAACAACATCAGGTTGGGGTGGAAGTGTATCTCAGAATGCAATAGTTGGAGTTGCTTTAGATATGGATAATCACAATTTATACATAGCTGTAAATAATACATATCAAAACTCAGGGGACCCTACAAGTGGAGCTACTGGTACTGGTGCAATATCATTTGATGATACTGAAACAGTTGCTATAGCAAATACTGGATATTCATTAGGCAGTGGTAACGATACTATCACAGGTCATAATTATGGCGGTTATAGAACAGGTGGACTACCTGACAATGCAACAGATGAAAATGGCTATGGAGCATTTCGTTACGCACCCCCATCAGGCTACTACGCCTTATGCACTAAGAATTTAGCGGAGTACGGATAATGGCTTATACAAATATAGACGACCCATCAGCACATTTTCAGACTGCTTTATATACTGGTAATAATACAACTGACCACAATATAACCAATGATGGCAATAGTGACTTACAACCTGATTTTGTTTGGATTAAACAAAGAACCTCTAATAATCCTCATGTCTTACAAGATACAAGCAGGGGTTTTGCAGGAAATGGTGAAATAAATCTTTTGGTCAGTAACACCACAGGAGCAGAAGCTACTAACGGAGCTTTTGAATCTTTTAATACTAATGGTTTTGGCGTGGGTGGAACTAATGTGGCTTCAGGAGCATACAATTTAAGTGGCTCTAACTATGTAGCATGGCAATGGAAAGCCAATGGTGGTACAACCTCAAGCAATACGGATGGCAATACAACCACTACAGTTCAAGCCAATCAGGATGCTGGGTTTAGCATAGTTACTTACACAGGCACAGGCTCTAGCAGTCAGACAATGGGGCATGGACTGGGAGTTACTCCTAACATAGTTTTGACAAAAGCTAGAAGTGGTACATCTAATTGGTCATACAATTCAAATGTTGGTCCTATGACTTATGGTACAAACAGACTTCTTTTTCAAAGCTTTAACGCTTTAACAGCAGATACCAACGAAGTTACAGCAGCTAGTTCTACAACTTTTACTGGCGGTGGAAGTGCTGGTGTAAATTCTAATGGTGCTACTTATATAGCTTACTGTTTTGCTGAGAAGCAGGGCTACTCAAAGTATGGTTCTTATGTCGGCAATGGGTCTACATCAGATGGAGTTTTCGTGTATCTAGGATTTAAACCTGCGTTTATTATTACAAAGAAAACATCAAGCACTTCGTCTTGGAGAATGTATGATAATAAAAGAGATGGTTATAATTTAACCATGAGATATTTACTTGTAGATCAGCCTGATGCAGAAGGTACAAATAGTTATGGTGTAGATTTTTTAAGCAATGGGTTCAAAATGAGAAATAATTTTAGTGAATCAAACTATAATGGTGAAACATACATCTATATAGCATTTGCGGAAAACCCTTTTACGACCTCAACAGGTATACCAACAACAGCAAGATAATATATAATAGGAATTAATATGTGGGCATTAGTAGAAAACAATCAAGTAACTCAGGTTTATACCAGACCTAAGGCAATAACCATTGGGGATGTATCTTATCCACAAAATATATTTATGCTTTGGTCTAGCGATGAACTTGAAGCAATAGGCATTTATTCAGTGGTTGTAGATAACAGCAACTTTAAAAATCCATCTTATTACATCAACACCGATCAATCTTTTGATTGGGATGGTTCTGAGGTGGTTGCATCTTATGGTACAGCTACAGCTAAAAACTTAGACGATACAACTGATCCTGATACTGGTGATGTAACTCATGGTCTTAAATGGAATCACAATCAAGTGATTATCAATCAAGCCTATGGTTTATTACAGCCTAACGATTGGTATGTGGTCAGAGAGAGTGAAGCTGGTACAGCTATTCCTGCTGATTGGACGACTTTTAGAGCTGATGTCAGAAGCACAGCAGCAGATATGCAAAGCAAAATTGATGCTTGTACCACAGTTGATGAGTTAGAAGCCTTGTATCAATACAACGATGCAACTCCACCTGTTAGACCATTAGGAGAATGGCCAACACCTCCATCTAGTTAATGACTAATAAAGCGAGGTCTTATACAATAAGGCTATGGCATTATTTCCAATAACACCCCCCGCAGGAATCGTAACCAATGGCACAGACTACGCCAATAAAGGGCGTTGGGTCGATGGTGATTTGGTGCGTTTTGAAAACGGATATCTAAAACCTATTGGCGGGTGGGAAAAACTTAAAGCAACAGCATTAGACGGAGCTATCATAGGTCTTTATGGTTATAAAGATAATGCTGGTAACAATGTTTTGGGAGTTGGTACAAGAGAAAAAGTTTATGTCTTATATGACAATACTTGGACAGATATTACACCAGTAGGCTTTATTAATGATGCAAGTGATGATCCATTAGGCTTTGGTGCATATCATTATGGTGAAGAAGACTATGGTGATGCCAGGAGTCAATCTGGTCTAGTTTTACAAGCTGGTTATTTTTCTTTTGACAACTGGGGTGAAGATTTAGTCTTTACTTTTTCTAAAGATGGCAAGATCTACAAATGGCAACCAGACTCTTCAGGTGGCTCACCTGATACTATTGCAACAGTTGTAACCAACGCACCCACAGGTAACTTATCAACCTTAGTCACCAATGAAAGACATTTAGTGGCTATAGGCTCGTCAGATGACCCTAGGAAGGTTGCTTGGTCAAACAGGGAAGATCGTAACAACTGGACATCAAAGGCCACAAACACAGCAGGAGACTTACAAATACCTACAGGCGGAAGAGCCTTGTTTGGTGTTAAATATAGATCCGATGTTATCATTTTTAGTGATACTGGTATTAACAGAATGTTTTATGCTGGATCACCTTTTGTTTATGGTATAGCCGATGCAGGTACTAACTGTAAATCAATTAGTTCTAGAACAGTTGTATCAACAGGTAATTTTCTTGCATGGATGGGTGAAAATGCTTTTTATATTTACGATGGTAATGTAAGAGAATTGCCTTGCGAAGTGCATGATTATGTCTTTGACCAAATCAATGTAGCAGGAAGGGGTGCGTGTTGGGGTGGACACAACTCTAACTTTAATGAAATATGGTGGGGATTCCCAAGCGGTGACTCACAATACACTTCTAACAAATATGTAATATGGAACTACAACTCTAATGTATGGTCTATTGGCTCTATGGACAGAGGCTTTTGGATTGACCAAGGTGCATTTACTTACCCTATTGCTGGTGACTCTCAAGGTTTTGTTTATGAGCATGAATCAACCACATTAGATAATTCACCTAACCTAAACTCACAAGTACCATTTTGCGAAACAGGGCCTATACAAATAGGTAATGGTGATAACTATGTGCAATGCAATCAAATATTACCAGACGAAGAGGCTAACTCTTTACCTGGCGTTACCCTCAGTTTCAAAGGTCGATTTACTCCATTAGGCCCAGTTACGGACTTTGGATCATTTACTTTTGAAAATGATGGCTATACCGATGCAAGATTTACTGCACGACAAGTACAAATGACAGTCACAGGCAGTACCACACAAGACTTTCAGGTGGGTAATATACGCTTAGATGTTAGACCAAGAGGTAAAAGATAATGGATTTATCCTCACAAAGACAGTACATACAAAGGGCGGAGAATATTCATATGAACATTACTTTGGCTAACACCGATTACACTGTTTATACATCACCTTCTGGTGATGATTTTACTTTTTCTATTATTCAATCATTTTTAGTGTGTGAGCATCAAGGTCAACAAACCCAAATAGATGTAACTAATACGCATGATACAGATACTTTTAATTTATTTAGTGGCAAGGTTATTAGTGCTAACAGCACTACAGAGCTATTAGAAAGACCTATTATTATTCATCAAGGTGAAATTATTAAAGTACAAGGCAATCATGCTGGTAATTTAGATATACACATGAGTATTATTGAGTATGGAAAAGGCGACTAATAAAGTCACACCCATTAAAAAAGACCCCGAAGAATGGGAAGTTCAATGGGAACGCTGTAAGCCATATATAGCAAAAGCTATCAAACATCAAGATTCCTATACAATAGACGATATAGAGGATAAAATAAGACATGGAATATTCCATTTATGG